CTATGATGTGGACGCAGTGTGGACACTCACGGTACTCACTCCACCTCTCAATGGGTTTAGCGAAATCGCATCCTGTAGATATTCAGGTGCAAAGTGTGCATAGACCATTGTTTGTTCTATGCGGGAATGCCCGAGTATCCTTTGCAATGTGATAATGCTCCCACCATTAATCATGAAATGCGTTGCGAAACTATGTCGTAATGCGTGGGTTGCCTGACCGGCAGGTAAATCTGGTTTTAACTCCTTCATTAGTCGCCTAAATGCCGGATAATTGGCATCTGGGAATAAAAATCCTCGCTTGTTTCCAGTAATCAACCCTGCAACCTCATCTGATATTGGGACGGTGCGGGGCTTGTTTGTTTTTGTTTTGACAAAAGTGCAGCGATTATGGATCACATTTTCAGCTTTGAGTCTTGCCGCTTCGCTCCACCTTGCCCCGGTGCTAAGACAGAGGATTGCGATTTTTTTATTGTCACCTTCTAGTTTTGAAAGAAGAAGGGCGATCTCGTCCTGAGTAAGATATCCCGTTTCAGGTTTATCTTCTTTTAGCCTTTTCATACCCCGGAACGGGTGTTCACCGAAAAACAATTCTGCATCAATAAGGGCGGTGAACATTCCGCTAAGGCAGGTTAGGTCACGATTAATACTCGATGGTTTAACGCCTTGTGACCTGCGTATAGCGGTGTATTGGCTTATCACAGATTTAGTAATCTGAAATGCACAAGGGTCACCGGTTATCTTTGTGAAAATCTCTATTTTCCCCAGATTAGACTTACCATGAACCTCGTGCTTACCCTTCAACTCCCACCAGATTTTCGTTAGCTCTGACAGATGCCGCTTATCTGTCGGTTTCGCTAACCAATCCTTGTTGTGGTGGTTGTATTGGGTATGTTTCTCAAAAGCGATAGCTTCGCTTTTCTTGTCGAACTTCCTGCGGATGCGCTTTCCGTTGCGCCCAGCAGGTCTGATGTCCACTTCATAACGACCATCATCGAGTTTCTTAATACTCATGAAACCCTCCGACTTACGTTTTGTTTGATTTTGTTACATGTCGTACCAGTATGTTTCGAATATTTCTCGACCAGTAACATGCATTTTAGGTGCATGTAATGTCGGTAAAGAGTTAGCCAATCTTTTGGTCTGAGTGCTGCGAGGTTGTTTCGGATTGCCCAAAGTGTGCGAGAGCCGGCGCTATTTGCCCGGACTCGGGGGATATGGTTTCAGTCATAAACCATAATGTGTATTTACTAAAACGGGGGTTTTGCAGGATTTTCATTGTTACGTCGGTAGGAGGGATCGTTCTGCCACTCTCATAGTAAGTTAGTGAACTGTATGGAACTCCTGTAATTTCAGCGAATTGCTTTCTGTTTAACCTTTCAGACTCTCGCATAAGTGCGAGCTTCTCATTGATAGCAGTTGACATGTTATCGAGATCCTCTAATAATCTACGGTATTCTCTATTTTGTTTCATGATTCTCTAAGTTCATTGCTAAACATTAGAGAACATTGAAACCCATTGGTTAGATCTAGATGAGAGGTTAACATGAGTAAACAAATTGTCAGCAGTAGCGATGCAGTGCCATACAAAGAGTTTGCAAGGCTTATTGGTAAATCCCCCGATGCCGTACGTGGAATGATTGAGAAAGGGAAGCTTCCTGTAATCGAAATGACCGACCCAAAATCGTCAGCTAAGCGGGCTGGTGAGTATTGGGTTTACCTTCCAGCTTGGAACAAAGGAATGCAATTAGCGTATGAAAGCCGCCCGAAAGAGATTCGCGATGGCTGGTTGATGTGGTTAGGTTTAGGCGAACCGGTTTAGGAGTAATGTCATGACTGAACCTCGTTGTATTGCTCAGTTACTCCGTAACGAGAGCCCGACCCCGATTAACTTCACCATCACCCACGGCCGGGGACGTAAAGGCATCATTATCCGTACCCGTAAGCCTGGCATTTTGGCCGCTGTTGTTAAGCGCATTATGAAAATCAGAGAGGTGTCAAAATGGCTGTGATGACTCTTGATTTGGTACAAAAACAACCTGCTGCACTGCGCGTTGTCATCGGCAAACATCTTGCAGAACCTCGCTGGCAGGACTCCTGCGATTTTTACAATCAGATGATGGAGCGCGACCGCCTGACGGTCTGTTTTCACGCTCAGCTTAAACAGCGTCATGCGACCATGCGCTTTGAAGAAATGAACGATGTAGACCGTGAGCGTCTGGCCTGCGCGATTGACGAGCTGCGCGGTGCGTTTTCTAAACGGCGTCAGGTCGGTGCCAGTGAATCGGCGTATATAAGTTATCTGACAGTAAGCCAGCGCCGCACTTTATTCCTTCACGCAGGATTAACTGAAAAGGAATTTAATCAGCCTTACTGGCGAGTTAATGAGGAGTCATGTTATTGGCGTGAGAAATTATTTCGTGCGCTACGTGAGTTATTCAGCCTCTTTGAATATGCCCCAACTATTTTGACCTCGGTTAAGCCCGAGCAATATTTGCATTAATTAAATAAAGGAAATTTTTTACGCGCTTGAATGCGTGGGACATCTTTTTGTCTGGAGCCGGGTAAATGGAAAAAGAAATATCAGTTCCTCGCAGCAACATGAAAGAGTTGTTAGCGCAGGCCACCTTTGAGGCTCAGATAGTCACCGCGACGCGTTTAGCGTCTGCGCTCGATTCTCTGATAGCTCACATTTGCAAGTCAGAAATGAACCGCACGGAAATCATTGAACTGTTGGGGCAGGAGTCCGAAAAGCTTCACAGCTCTATATTAAATCAGCGATAAGTTAATAAGAGGCTGCATGAGTATTAATATTGTTATCGATAATAAGTTCGTAATTACCAGCGACCAGTTCCAGTTTATTTTGCAGGAAAAGAAAATCGCTAAGTCTGGAAAGAATGCCGGTAAAGAGTGGCTCGATACTGTTGGTTTTTATCCAACAATTGGCAAGCTCGTTTCCGCTTTAGTGCTGCACAACATTTTAACCGGCGAAGCTCGTCAGTTTTCTGAATTAGAGAAGCAGGTCGAGAAGTTAGGTCAAAAATGTCTCGAAGCATTCACTGCTAATGGCCGTTGAGACCCGGGGGCGCGTTGCCCCCTCGCCACCCCCACCAATACCAAAAAGCACCGGTGAGAATTTCGTCGGTGCTTATCCGTGGAACAAATCCCGCGAGGCCATTGGCCGCGACAGACCCCTTACACGTGCCGAACTCCGTCAGGTGCAAGGTGTTTTAAACCGGATTGACCGTCTGCCGTTTTTCCTGCAAACGCTGTTTACCTCGCGTTATAACTTCATCCGCCGCACAAAGAGCCCTTTGGGTGGACTGTATTTCCTCAAAAACACGTTTGAGCGCAAGCTGTTGCCGCGTCTTGAGCGGGTTAATGAACTGTGCGGGATGAATGAATCCGCCTCGATAGGTTTTTTATCTGCGCGTGATGAATATGCACGCCTGCCGGATATGAACGACAAAGAGCTCAGGAAATTTGCTGCCAGAATAGCCTCGCAGCTCTGGAGCAGATACGAAGAATTAAGCGATGCATGGGCGCACGCTCACGGCGGCAGAGAGACCCTCTTCACTGATGAGGCGCAGGCGCATTTATACGGAAAGGTTGCCGGAGTCGCGCGCGCTTTTAACTTTACCCCGATGTACTGGAAAAAATACCGTAAGGGTCAGATGACGATCCGCATGGCATTTTCCGCTATTTCACGTCTGATTAAGGATGAGTGGTGGGTTAACCAGCTCAAGGCGCAGCGTATGCGCTGGCGCGAGGCGCTGCTCATTGCTGCCGGTGAGGTCAACAAAGGCCGCTCCCCCTACGCCAGCAAAATGGCGATCCGCGATGTACATGCGCGACGCCTGGCTAATCTCGAATACCTGAAATCCTGCGAGCTCGAAAACAAAGTCACCGGCGAGCGTATCGACCTCATCAGTAAGGTCATGGGGAGTATTTCTAACCCTGAAATCCGCCGTATGGAGCTGATGAACACTATCGCCGGGATTGAGCGCTATGCGGCCAGCGTTGGTGATGTTGGGATGTTTATCACGCTGACCACACCATCGAAGTATCACCCGACACGTCAGGTCGGCAAGGGCAAAAACAAAACGGTACAGCTTAATCATGGCTGGAACGAAACCGCATTCACCCCCAAAGACGGGCAGCGCTATCTGTGCCGAATCTGGAGCCTGATGCGCACCGCGTTCAAAGATAACGATTTAGAGGTTTACGGGATGCGCGTTGTCGAACCGCACCACGACGGCACGCCGCACTGGCACATGATGCTGTTTTGCAAACCCGGTCAGCGTAAAGCCATTAACGAAATTATGCGTCGTTATGCCCTCAAAGAGGACGGTCATGAAAAGGGTGCGGCAAAACAGCGCTTTGAGTCACGTCATCTTAATCAGGGCGGCGCGGCGGGTTATATCGCTAAATACATTGCCAAAAATATCGACGGTTACGCACTCGACGGCCAGCTCGACC